CACCAGAGGCGTTTGTGGAAGGAATAATGGAAGGGAAAGAGTGGATTTGGGATAACGGAATTCTTAGAGAAGAAGAAGTTGCCCGTATTCAAAGAGTCGCTTCCGCAAATAAGGCAGGAAAAGCCTTTGAAATGTTCCTTTCAAAACTCTAATATTATAAATATAATTAATCAAAACTTTACAAGGAGACTAAATGTCTAAAAAACTCAATATAGAAATGGAAGATTTGGAAGAGGCGGACAAGATTACTGCAAAAATCGATAAACACATTGTTGGCGATGATGAGCAGGGAGATCCGAAAATGGATAATACTAAAAAAGCTTCCCCACCCAAAGCAAAAGCATCTGGAGCTAAGGGCGATAAACAAGATAAATTACCTAAAGCAAAATCTGAAGGTAAATTACCACCTGCTCTTCAGAAAGCCATTGATGCCAAGAAAGGCAATGATGATGAGGAAGAGGATGATGAAGAACAAGAAGATGAATCTGTTCAATCTACCCCTAAACTTAAATCTGAAATTCTTGCTGGACTTGTAGATCATATGAAAGGTCTGAAAAAAGAAGATCTTGCAAAAATGTATGGTTCTACCATTTTAGGTGAACAAGACGAAGATGAAGATGAAGATGAAGACGAAGATGATGCTGAAGAAGGAGAAGATACAGAAGAAAGTAAAAAAGTTAAAGAATCTATTGATCAAAAAATAGAAGATTTAGATGTATCACAAGATGTTGAAGCCTTAATTGGTGGAGAAGAATCACTTTCTGAAGAATTTAAAACAAAAGCTGCAACAATTTTTGAAACTGCTATCAAGACAAAAGTTCGTTCTGAATTGGAAAAGATTCAGGAAGAAAACGATAAGCAGATGGAAACTCTTGCGGAAGAAACAATGACAAGTGTAGTTGAAAAAGTCGATGACTATATGAACTACGTTGTTGAACAATGGATGACTGATAACGAACTTGCTATTGAGCGTGGGCTCAAAGGTGAGATTGCAGAAGATTTCATTAGTGGTCTGAAAGGATTATTTGAAGATCACTATATCGATGTTCCAGATGAGAAGTATGACATCTTGGAAGCCAACTACAGATGGAAGAAAATGTTCAGTTGAAAAAGGCAAAAGGTGAACTCGTAAAAGAGTCCATGATTGCTGACATTGCTGATGGGATGACTGATACCGAAACTGAAAAGTTCCAAAGTCTGGTTGATGATGTTGAGTTTTCCGATGAAGAATCTTATACAGAGAAACTTCAAACGATAAAGGAAAGCTATTTTGGTACTGGCGCAGTAGACACTCAAGAAGAGATGCTTACTGAAGAAGGATCAGAAGAAACCGTAGAAGTATCTGGTCAAATGGCAAAGTATATGTCTGCCATTAAGAAGGATAACAAACGGGCTGAAAAATAATATCTAATAAACTTTTTAAAGGAGTAATTTATGTGCAACCAGTTTTGAATCATCCCGATTTACCGGCGATTAATGATTCTTACAAACGTGCAGTTACCGCTGTAATCTTGGAGAACCAAGAAAAAGAAATGAAGGAATCACGCAGTTTCTTGACTGAGGCAGAAATGTCCACAGCCGATGCTGTTGCAAACTGGGATCCAGTTTTGATTTCTTTAGTTCGTAGATCTATGCCTAATTTGATGGCATATGATATTTGTGGTGTGCAACCAATGAGTGGCCCCACAGGACTTATTTTTGCAATGAAAGCAAGAATGGGTGAAGGTGCAACAAGTGTAGGAGAAGCACTTTTCGATGAAGCTGATACAGCTGATTCAAACTCAACTCTTACTGGTTCACAAGCCGGTGCAGAACCTGGCGTACTGAATGACTCAGGTGCAACTGCCGCAGTAACAACTGATGCAGCAATTCCTGACATTTGGGGTGTAAACACCGCTGGTGATTACAACGTAAAAGGTGCTGATACTACAGCCGCTGGTGAAGCATATGGTGCTTCTGGTGGAACTGCGTTCCAAGACATGGGATTTACCATTGAGAAAGCAACAGTAACCGCAAGGACACGTGCCCTGCGTGCTGCTTACACAATGGAACTCGCACAAGACTTGAAAGCAATTCATGGTCTTGATGCAGAATCCGAATTGTCGAATATTCTTAGCACAGAGATTCTTGCTGAGATTAACCGTGAAGTAGTTCGTACCATTTACATTACAGCAAAAGAAGGTGCTCAAACTACAGCAGACCCTGGCATTATGAACTTAGATACAGATTCTAATGGTCGTTGGTCAGTTGAAAAATTCAAAGGTCTGATGTTCCAAATTGAACGAGACTGTAATGATATTGGAATCCTAACACGCAGAGGAAAAGGTAACATAGTTGTCTGTTCCGCTGATGTTGCTTCTGCATTGTCAATGGCTGGTGTCCTTGATGTAGGTGGAGGAGCCAATGGTTCGGGTAACATGAATGTTGACCCAAGCCCAGAAGGAAGTACTTTCGCAGGAACAATTAATGGTCGAATCAAAGTATTTGTCGATCCTTATAACTCCGTTGTAAGTGCAAGTGCTGCTAATAACTGGTATGTTGCCGGTTATCGTGGTTCTAATGCTTATGATGCAGGACTGTTCTATTGTCCTTACGTTCCGTTGCAAATGGTTCGTGCGGTTTCGGAAACAACTTTCCAACCTCGAATTGCATTTAAGACTCGTTATGGAATGGCAGTTAATCCGATGTCAGAAACATCGGCCGCAATTACTGCTGGTTCACAACCTTTCACAGCGTCTAGTAACACATACTACCGCAGAGTTCGTGTAAGTAACTTGATGTAATTATCATCTTAGGGGGGGAAAAGTTTTTCCCCTCTATCCCCTTTATTATAATAAACCCTAACGGAGAAATATATGTTAGAAAAAGTCTCAGGGTGGATTAAATCATTAACGGGCTGATTGCCTTAGGTGTTGTACTCCAAATTTTATTTGGTGCAGCTATTCCATTTATGCCTATGGATGTAGTCGGTTCAGTAGTAAGCCTCGTAAAGAGTTTAGGATCTGAAGGACTTGTCGGTTTAGTAGCCATTTGGGTGCTTTGGGGTGTATACTCTAAATAATAACCCCTAATTTGTTAAAATATAGGGGGGGATGGATTCTCCCCTATTTCCTTCCTTATAAATACTAGTGAAACATATAGATACCTATTATGGCTGACACTAGTTCACAACAACCTACAGTATATGATTACGCAACTGGAACTCAATGGAGACTTGCGTTTAATCGCCTCCCCAAAACAACTTGGTTTTGCACAGCTGCAAATATTCCAGGCATATCTTTAGGTGAAGCACAATATCCTACACCTATGGCTGATATAATGCTTACAGGGGATAAACTTACCTTTGAAACATTAACTATAACTTTTATAGTAGATGAAGAACTTCAGAATTATAGAGAGTTATGGGATTGGATGGTAGGTATTGGTGCTCCAAAAAGTCATGACCAATGGACTGCTGTGTTGTCTGAAGGAGATGGTGCTGTTAGACAGTTTGGTCAGAATGATAGAGATCCTAGAACAAAACTTACTTACGAAGAATCTAATTTATATTCAGATGCAACATTGATTGTTTATAATTCTAAAAATATAGCAAAAGTAAATGTTCAATTTAAAAATATGTTTCCTACAAATTTGTCATCATTAGAATATTCTCAAGACTTGACTGATGTAGAATATTTTCATGCTACAGCAAGTTTTAGGTATCTTTATTACGAGTTTGAAACTGTAGTTTGATAAATACAATTAAGTAGCCTAAACAGAAATTAATTAAAGTGAGTCCACTTGATTAGGCTGTGTGACAATATAGCTAAAGGTGTTTGGGCTACTTTTTATTTAAAATGACTTGACTTTTGCGTTTTTATATGGTATTATAGCTATGCTAGGTTTATAAGTGAATATATAAAGAATAAATATGACATTAACTGAAATACAGGATATGGTCAGGAAAGACCTGAAAATCAATGATCTTGAATTAGATATAGAATCCCTACGAATACCTTCTTTACATTCCAAATATCTTCAGCTCTTAACTGAGCATTCCCTTCTTTTAAAAAAGACACAAGGAGAACTTAATGTTCTTAAAAGGGATAAATGGGTGTTTTATACAGGAAAGGCAACAGAAGAGATTTACAAAGAGAAGGGGTCGTTTGATGTGAAGTTAAACACTAAAGATGACCAGAAGACTTTTATAGAGGCTGATAAAGAGTATCGTGACCTAAAAGGAAAGGTTGAGTACTATGAAACTGTAGTTGATTATTTACAGGAGATAGTGAGATCAGTTAGTAATCGTTCTTTTCAAATAAAAAATGCAATTGAGTGGAGAAAATTCGAGGCTGGAATTTAAGATGAGAAATGGTATAACAGCTTTCTCTAAACCATATATTGCCCTTACACCACCCAATACTACTATATTTGATTGGGTTGAAAACACAGATAAAAAATGGGAGAGTGCAAAACAAGGAGCTGCAGATCATTATAGACAATGTGAAATTGCATGGTTAGATCCTACTGAAGAAATACAAAAAGAATTAAGAATTGCTGCCTCTACTGCAAACGAAACAGCAAATTGGTTTTTTGATATAAAAAGAATAGAGCCTTTACAATATACTGTTTATAATGAAGAAGAATATATTGATTGGCATATTGATATAGACCAATATGATTTTAGTGGTGAGTTTAAAGGTCTAAGAAAATTATCTATGACTATGGTTTTGAATGATGATTATGAGGGAGGATACCTTCAGTTAGAGATTGGCTCTCCCAAAATGAAAAATAGACTTTTAAATTTTAAAGCACAAACTGGAACAATGATATTTTTTCCATCAACAACTTGGCATAGAGTTACACCAGTAATTAGGGGTGTACGAAAAACATTAGTAGTTTGGTTTCTCGCAGATTATGGTTGATATTAGTATCTACAAGAAGAATGATGTATTTCTTCAAGTAGAATGTGAAAGAAGTATTACAAAAGAATTAAACGAATATTTCAGTTTCGATGTGCCTGGGGCAAAGTTTATGCCCAGTTTCAAGAACAGGCTCTGGGATGGAAAGATTCGATTGTTCGACATACGGAATAACCAAATTTACGTTGGGTTATCCGAATATATCTACAAATTCG